GCGATTATGGAAAATGGGGCTGTCTTTTATCGTTTACCGATTAGTGCCTTCATCCAAAGAGGTTTTAAGCCGGAAGAAGTTCCTAAACGTAGACTTGATGAGTTGGAGCTCTGGAATTGTTTTAGTTATTATCCTGCTGTTACTTCTTGGGATATCTTAGACGGACAAGCCGGTAAATACATTGGAAAAGATAAGAAATGGCATCCAGGTAAATACTTATTTACTGTTGACTTTGCACATCCAGAGAGTAACATAGTCGATACCGATCATTCGGAGATACCGCACGAGCACAAGTGCGCACATATATTAGCATTAGATGATGGTAATTATGCTGCACAACCCAACAACAGAATTATATGGGATATACCATCTTTTACAGTTAAGGATAATATACCTGACTGGAAAGTACAAACGAGTGAGTGGAATGTAGAAGACACTCGTCAATGGAGAACAGAAGACACTGATAACTTCTTCTACGAAATTGAGGAGAAAAAAACATGAGTATAAGATATGCACAACCAACTAACGTTTGCATGATCTGTGGTATCCGAACAAGAGGATTACCATGTCCTACATGTATTATAGAAGAAAAAGTGGAGGATAGTATGATTAAAAAAATTTGGAAAAAAATAAAAGAATTTTCTAAAAGATTACTCTTTTGGACTAGATAATTTATGGAGATTGCCAAGATGAACTATTACGCAACAGGATTACTAATAATAATGTTAGTCGGATTGGCTTTATGCGCAGGGCCACATGTCCAATAAACCATTAAACATATCAGAATCTGCTGCTGTACAGATGCCGATGAAAACGGTAGCTAGCCTAATTTTACTCGTCGCAGCCGGCACGTTCGCATACACCGAGTTGACGGCCAGGCTAGTATCGCTCGAGACATCACGTGAGTTGTTTGAAAATGATTTGTTAAAAAAATCTGAACAGGTTCCCGTCGATCAGGAGCAACATTTTTTATTGGAAGACTTATATAAATCCGTAGAGAAAATGGAAAAGACTCAAGAGATGAATATGACAAACAAAGTTAATATAGAATTTCTTAACTCACAATTAGAAAAAGCATTAGAAGATATTGAGAACTTAAAAGATAAGGTAAGAGAAAATGGATCAAAGAATTACTAGACAAGTGGTACAATATATTTCTGACATGGAAAAGAAAGCTAAACAAATGAACTTTATTAAGAATTTAAAAAAGTCTGTTGAACACGGCAAACATGGTACACAAAAATATATTATTAAAAAAGGTGAAAACAAAGGTAAGATATTGTGACAGAGTTGGTGGTAGCATTACTTATGATTGTACAAGGAGAGATCAAGGAAGCACGTATTCAGCCGTCGATGTCAGAATGTTTGAAGGGGAAGAGGGTTGCAAAACGTAGTACCAAAGAAGGTGGACACGTCAAGTATCAGTGCATAAAATCGATGGCGGAATTAGAGTCAAATATTGATGGAAGTTTATCTATAAAGAAGTTAATATTAGAATAATGAATCTTTCACGAAACTTTACTCTTTCAGAGCTAACTAAATCAGATACTGCAATACGTAAGGGTATCAACAACAATCCTAGTGCAGAGCAAGTAGAAAAATTAAAAGCACTATGTGAAAATATCCTCCAGCCGGTACGTGATCATTTTGGCAGAGTTAAGATTACTAGCGGATTTCGTAGCGTAGAATTATGTGAAGCCATCGGCAGCTCGGCTAGATCGCAGCATGCAAAAGCTGAGGCGGCAGATTTTGAATGTGTTGGCGTAGACAACGCTGAACTTTTTGATTGGATTAAATCAAACCTTTCACCAGATCAATTGATCCTCGAGTATTACACTCCTGGCGAACCTAACTCGGGGTGGATACATTGCTCGTGGATTGAAGGAACACCAAGGGCATCATTCTTACACGCTTTTAAATCAGAAGGTAAAACAAAATATAAACCTATGATGGGGAAAGCAAAAGATCTTGTTTAAAATATTTCATAACATAGATACAGTCACAGGAATCTGTGAAGAATGTGAAACAGATACAGTCCTAGTTGCAATTGTTTCAGAATATTATAGATGTACAAATTGTGGTCATGACACTAGACAACATGTTAACGGTAGTATAAGATATTTAAAATTAGATGAGAAAGATAAAGAATGGCTAAAAAAACAACCTTCGGAGTAAACACTTACAGAGAAAGATCTAGGAAGAAAATAGGAAGACATAAGAAACGAATGAACAAACATGAGAAACGTTCACATAAACCTTACCGTGCGCAAGGGCGTTAAAGAATTAGATTGTTTGGCTAATTTATGGAATAAGTCAAAAGACGAAACATACCGCGAAGAATGGTACCGCTTGATAAAGAAGTTGTCTTCTCTTCTACCTTCGGTTTAGGTGGAGGAATGATAACCTCTTCACATACAAACTTTGGATACATCTTATATTTTACTACATCTTCCTCTGAAAACTTGCCTTGATACAATATCTCGTATGATTCTGATAACCCATTTCGGACACAATCGTAGTAATTATCTTGAGGTTTAGGGTATGTATCGTGAGTAAAGCAATTACCCGCTATGGTTGAACATATGTATATTGTTAAAAAGAATTTCATTGACACCTACTTGTAAAAATTATATATAATCCTATATGATTGTATAATATAGAAAGGATACAACAAATGACAGATATAAGCAAATACAAAAGTCTCGCAGTTGATCATGACTGCTATGGCAAAATTGATAAGTTAACCAAGACCCTGGCACCAGGGATCACTCTATCTAGAGCTCAAGTTATTAGAATGTTAGTTGATAAAGAAAGTAAAAAATCAAATGGTAAGTCAAAGTCTATTTCCAAGAGCACTTGATTCAGGTGAAACACTAGATCCATTAAGATCATTGTGGAGAAATGTTTTGATTGTAGCATTAGAAGATGCAGTGGGTAGACACTGGCGTAATAAAAGCTATGGCAATCCTAGAAACGATTTTTTTATGCAATCAGCAAGAGATTATTTCTTACATCCTAATCGAGATTTTGTGTTAGTATGTCAATACGCAGGTTTTGATCACGAATATATTAGAATGAAAGCTAAAAAATTTTTTAATGAAAGGAATAAAGATGAAGAAAATATGTACCGTATGTAATGGTAACGGTTTTATTCGTGTACCATTTGAACAAGCAAGGGAGGAACAGTGGGCCGACTGTGATTTTTGTAATAACCAAGGTGAAATAGAAGTGGAGGATGACGATGATACTGTTCGGAAAATACAGCATTAATAATAAAAAATGGAAACAACAATTATCAACATGGAGTCTTTTGTATAGAACTGAGATAGTTTTAACTACAGCAGGTTTTATAGTTGGATTTATAGTGGGAGTAATAATATGAGAAGAGCAATCCTAGATGCGCTGCAGGCAAAGTATGAAGCTGACATTGCCCATGCAGATGCAACTTTAAAAATTTATTTAGAAAACTCCGTAGGTATTGGTGAACATCCGCAGCACATAGACGAGTGTGATAAATTAGTTGATAAGATAGCTAACGCACAAGAAAAGTTAGATGTATTAAAATCATTTGAACCGGAGAAACTATGATAAGTGGTGACAGTTTAGAGTATAGTTTACTAGCTAAGTGGACTGATCAATTGAATGTAATGTCAACTGATTTTATAACTACACTGGAGATAGGAGTTAGGGAAGGTTATAGTTCTCATGTAATTTGTGAAACAATTAAACAACCACATGTTCATATAGGGATAGATCCTTACGGAGATATTGATTACAAACATATAGATCAAAAAGAAGGGTTTGTTGCTTACTGGATTGATGACAACAAACAACCTATAAAAAACCCTGATGGCTCTTTCAAACGCCCCACCTATCCTAATTCAATGAAAGAAACTTTTAATAAAAATTTTGCACACCACCAGAAAACAGTCCTATTCCAATTAGAAGATACAGAATACATGAACGCTTTCGGTAATGGTGTACCTATTTATTACAATGGTAAAAAGAAATTAGTAAACCACTATGATTTAGTTTTCTTTGATGGGCCTCACACAACAGAAGCTGTGATGAGAGAAGCGACCTGGTTTGCCAATAGAAGTCGTAAAGGAACAAGATTTATTTTTGATGACATCGATACGTATCGAATGGATTTAATAGCTGAATCTTTGACTTTCGATGGATTTAAAACAATAGAAAAAGGGAAAACTAAAATATGCCTGGAGAGACAGAAATAGCCTACATAGCTGGGCTGTTTGATGGTGAAGGTAGTATTCACATCAAACGAGGATGGGAAAAGAAAAAGAAACACAAAGGAAAACCTGGTTATCGCATGTCTAATAGCATGCGATTATCTATGGAGATAACCATGACGGATCAATCGGTACTCCTATGGGTCCACGAAGTATTGGGTGTTGGTACATTAAATAAAAAACCACGTAAAGGTAAACGCAAAGATGGTACAAAATATTTAATGCAATACCGATGGCGTTGTACATTCAGAGACGCGTATTACGTGTGTCTATTGCTATGGCCTCACGCCCACACGAAACTACCAAAGATACAAGAAGTCATTGATCATTACTCAACTAAAGATAATGTGGTAAGCTTAGATGAATATAGAAAGGTTAACTAATGAAATATAAATATATAACAACTCCTGAACAAGCTAGAGTTCAAGTCGATGGTATGAGAAAGTATCAATGGGGTGAGAAGTTACCAAGTGTTACGACCATCCTATCCGCAGTTCCAGACCAATCAAAGTCAATAGCCCTTGCGAGGTGGCGTCAACGAGTCGGTGAAGACGAGGCTGAACGTATTAAAAATGAAGCTGGAGTAAGAGGTACGATTATGCATAGGATTCTTGAAGGTGAGATGACTGGCGACCGTCATGCTGACCTGACCAAATTGGGTCAAGAAGCAGGCGTCCTGGCTCAAAACATAATTGACCATGGATTTTTAAAAAATTTAAATGAAGTCTGGGGTAATGAGATTATGCTAGCTTATGAAGGACTCTACGCTGGCACAGCCGATGTTGTAGGAGTGTATAGAAATCGGGAGTGTATCATAGACTTTAAGCAAAGCAATAATCCAAAGACTAAATCTCAATGTGAGGATTATTTTAACCAAGCGGCAGCTTATGCTATGGCTCATAATGATATGTATGGAACCAACATACAATCTGGATTGATTCTAGTTAGTGTGATGGGTGGAGATGTGACCGAATTTTGGCTAGAACCTGACGAATTTAAGGCGAGATGTTACAAATGGCTAAGAAAAGTAGATGAATACTGGAAATATCATGTACCAAGACCCAAGCTCCAGGAACCTGGAAACACTGAGGAGTTTGAATGTCCATCGTTTTGAGGCGTCCCATAGTATATTTTAAAATCTTTTTTAAAAAAATAAAAATAAAAAAGATAAACATACCGGATCATTGTCTCAATGGCTTAAAAGTGTTGGTATGTCTAGTTAATGTACTGCCTCAAAGGTGTCTCAATGGTGTCTCAAGGTGTCTCAAAAACCCTTCGCGCGAGATACGATTTGCGTTTTGTAAAAACCTGAAAATCCTGTAGAAAAACACTATGGTAGCAAAGAAATCAAAATATAAATCAGTGACAATCAAGAAGAAGCGATACTACTTCTACAAAATTACGTGGTTGGATATCACGGGTGATAGCTCGCATGCTGATTTACATACAGCAGAGGGTATGATGCCATCAATAATGGTAACTCACGGTTATGTTTTAAATAGAGATACAAAGAATATTAGAACGTTTGCCAGCTACGAACAGAATGATGAATTGTTTTCGGATAGGAATGTTTTCCCACGTGGGTGTATTATTAAAATGGAAAAGGTTTTACTCTGATTTATCTGTCAGCAATTCTGGTTTTTGTCTTACTTTTTCTTTCAATTCTTCTTCAGATACTCCCTCTAGAAGCGGAGAATAGTCGTCGATTATTCTTTTCATTCGCTGTTCTAGTTCTTCTGTTGTTAAGTCTTCTAGTTTACCAGTTCGTATTATCTTCTGCTCAATATATAGACCTGCAGCTTTTCCGCGTGCAACTTCAGCGTTGACAGCTGCTGACCACGCTCCTTTTTTAAGAGCTTCTTGTCTAATCTTACTAAGCTCTGCTATGTGTCTATCGTAAGTAACTTCGTATTTCTTTTGCCACTCCTCTCTTAAAGTTCCAATGTAGTGTACTACAAGTGGGTATAGGGTTGGATTCTGTAGTTTGCTAGCGTATTGTCTAGCCGAGTCTTTACTAAAACCTGCATCGACAGCACACTCTGTTGCTGTTTTCCTGCCTTCATTTGTAACAAGTTCGTATGCAAATCTCATTTGCTGCTCGGTTAATTTTTTTGGTAGACCCATTATAATTTTTTTTGAAGTTCCTTAACGTACTCTTCGTTTTCTTTTTGTCTTTTGTCTTCTAACATTTTAGCATGCTTACGCCATGACCAAGAATTAATTTTACCTGACCAGCCCATAATCCAATGTAATGTGTTATAAATTACCTTATCAAACATACTTGATATATAATACAACTTAGACTATATTGCAACCTATGTTTACTGGAAAGATATTAAGACAAGTTATAGATAAATTTATGAAAGGTGAGGTCGCTGCCAACGCACGTGTTCAAGTCTTGCTGCCCAATGGAGAATTTTATGACATCAATGGTATGAAACTCTTGCAAAATAAATTAATAGGAGTAAGAGAATCTCATCGATTGGTCTTCACAATAACTCCTGAAAAGTGGAAAATGGGAAAGGTAATTAAGAAGTTGTAGTAGTGAAACCAGAAAGAAAATTTTGGCATGAGATTAAAACGTTCGCTACTAAAAATAATTGCAAATTATCATTTACACGCTTGGAAAATAGTGCTGCATGGGGGACTCCTGATATACTGGG